GTGTTGGTATCGCTCTTGAAGCCGCTTCTGCTGGAGATCCAGTTCGAGTGTGTATTCGAGGGATTTGCGAAGCGAATGTTGCTGCTGCTACTGCTGCTGGAGATGTTCTTCAAGCGGGTATAGTTGTTGGTGAACTTGCTATTCGTCAAGTATCTGTTGACGAAGGTGGTGCTGCTACATTCAGTCTTCTTCCGATTGTTGCTGTTGCTACAGAAGCAGATACTGCTAATGTTGCTACAGTATACGTTCTTCCAAGCTTTTAATCTATAAAGTTTCTCTCCAATGGGGGTGATTTTTTTCGCCCCCATTTTTATAGGATGGCATTATGAATCTACGTGAGATTAGAGAATACATTGCGAACATTACAGACTATGACCCGAACACAAACAAGGTATATAGCGAACAGGTTGACAATGTAATCAATGAAACATATCGTATGCTGTTTGCGGAGAAGGCTTTTACCTTTGCTCAAAAAGAAAAAAAGATAAAGGTCTACACTGATGCTACATATACAGCATCGGGTGTTTATAATGGTGGCTTAAAACTTTTTAAGCTTACTACAACATCAGATTTACCTTTATGGATTGAAGGAAATATAGTAGAGATAGATGGAACAGAGTATGAGGTTTTGTATATAGAGCCGGGGTCATCTGTTGAGTTTTATGTAAATCAATCTATGGCAAACTTTGTAGGAAAAACAATAAAGTTTAAGCAAAGATATATTCGATTGCCCAAAGATTGTGTTTCTCTTTTACAGGTAGGAAAGCGCAGTATGAGTATATCTCCTACGGCAGTAGGGCGATACATACCTTTGACAAGGTATGAAGATGAGTATTACAATCTTCCGTTGGATGAAGTCAACATTCCCAACTATTGGATTATGCAAGACTCAGAGTACGTGTCAGCCCCACCGGTGGTATTGACACCAACAGCAACAACAACCAGTGCTGGTCAAGGTTCGCGAACGGTTCAAGTTGCATATACATATGTGAAGTATCCTGCTGCTGGCCAAGCATCGGAGATAGAGTCTGGTTTGTCTCCATTTTCAGACCCTCTTTTATTGGGTAATACTGAGCGATTAACATTGATATCGTCTTTGGATTTGACAACAGCTGGATATGCAAGACGATTTTATATAAAGAATGATGCAGCAAGCCCAGAGTTTGCTGGTATTTATCAGGTGGGTACATTAAAAGATGTGTCTGCTACATTGTCAGAAAATATAGATTTTACTCAAGCCGAGTTTCAAAGTGGTAGTTTTGTACTTAATAATCCTCGGTATACGTTTACTGATGGGTATGTCCAAAGGATACGTTTATATCCAAGACAGAGTGAGGACTACGAACTTTCGGTCCGATATATATATAGGCCTACGAGACTACAAGAAAACACAGATACCCCAGACCTACCACAAAGTCATCATCTTGTGTTGGCTTATGGGTCGTTGATGGATATATTCAACAAGCATGACAACCCCCAGATGAGTCGTATATACCGAGCAAAGTACAACGAAGAACTGATAAAGTTGGAACAGCGGTTCTTGACACAAAAGCCAAGACGATGGGTAAAAGGTTACATGCAAGAGAGTGGTGTTGATACAGTACCGATGTGGACACCATTAAAGAGGTTGTAATGGAAGATACTCATATTCAGATAATAGCTTTGAAGGGATTGTTTCAGCAAGTCCCACAACCTCCATCGGCAGTGTTTGAGCTAGAGAACTGGTGTGTTGACCCTGTAACAGGTGGTTGGATAAATCGCATTGGGTATGAGAAGTATGATGTAAATGCAAATGATTGGGATCCATTTCTTACCAGTGTGATTGATAGCATGTTTTATGTGCAACGTCACCAAGGCGCACAAGATAGCATTTTGTTTGAACAAGCTGGTACGCTTTATCAGCTAAACGATTTTGCGGGTGTATTAAAAAAACAAGAGTTATCAACCTCTCGTGTTTTGCCATTGGTGTCTGAGGTTGGAACACAGTACGCTCAGTTTGGCAAATACGTTATATATGTGAATGGATACAATCGACCAGCAAAGAGTCATCTTTGGCCATGCACATCGTATACAGCAAACTACTTGGTAGAGTTGCCGTTGGGGTTTGATGCGCTTCCATCATCTCCTGTGGTGTGGGGTGTGGAAACAAATCCTGCTGCAACAACAACTGATGGAAACAATATATGCATTTGGTTTTATGCAGACAATGCTGCTACATTACTTGGAGACTTCAAAGATAAGGGTCTTGGAATACCTACCGATACAAAGGAAAATAAATATAGATACAAAGTATCTTTTGTAAACACAGCAGGCTCCGAGAGTCCCTTATCTTCTTTTTCCAATACAGTAGAGTGGGCAACAATAGCAAGCACGCTTAAGTATGCTTTGAATGTAGAGATACCAATAGGCAATGAGGACATTGTTGCTCGAAGGATATATCGAACGAAGAACTTTTCTGCTGATGGTGGAAACGATCCTCTTACATATTATTTTGTTGCAGAGATAGCGAACAATCGAGACGATATTTTTATTGATGACATACCGGATACAGCATTGGGTTCTTTGGCTCCAGCAGAAAACAACTCTGTTATTATGCCTGCTCGCAAGGCTCGGTTTGTTGGTGTGTACAAAGATTGTTTATTTTTGGATGGTGGTCGAGATGATGACTTGACGTTATACTTTTCTAATCCAGCAAGACCCGACCAGTATGGAGCGTTTTCTTTTATTACATTGGGTCATAGACAGGGTGGTGGTCTTACTGGATTATACTCCTACTTTTCACATCTATTGATTTTTCGAGAGAAGAGTATTGACATAGTTCAAGGTGATTATCCCAACTTTACAAGTGCCAGTTTATCTCAGTATGTAGGCACACTTGCTACGAATACGATTGTATCAGCCCCAGGGTTGGGTGTAGTATTTTTGGCATCTGATGGTGTGTACAGTGTCAATATCAACTTGGATTACAGTGATAGTCCGAATGTACAAAATGTTACACCTCACCTTCGCGATTTGTTTAACAGAGTAAATGTAGATGCTTTTGCCAATGCATCTGGTGTGTACAGTAACAAGAGAAGAGAGTTGATCTTCTCTTTTCCTGTAGATGGAAGTCCTGTAAATAACATGGTTTTGGTGTATCATACAGACAAGAAGAGCTGGTCTACAAGAGATTTTCCTATGGGTCAGATGGTTGTAACTTCTACTAGTGAAGTAATGTTTGGTGTATCAGATGCGGCTGCATCATCGAATAATCAACATGGTATTATGGTATTGTCAAATCGACGTTCTGCCGGACAAATAAAACGTGATGATGCAGTATTGGATTTATCGCCTCCAACATCTATTCTTCGGTCGGCTTGGTTGGATATGGGTGATGCATCGATGAAGAAGAAGATACATGGTGTGTATATTTATATGGCAACAGGAGGAAACCAAGACATTCCTCTAAAGTTTTTTACAGATTATGATTATACAAAACCCAATCTATCCCAGGCTTTGCGTCAGCAACCAGCTGATATAGCAGATCAACCAGTGTACAATGTGGTTCAGTTGGATGGTATGGATAGTTGGCAAGAGCCTTTGGTTACAATGTTACGTTATGATATATATACACAAGCATGCAGTTGGTTTCAGTTTATGATAGAGACAGCAGCAGATATGCATGTGATTGGGTATGCGATTGATTATACTGCATCTGGGACACGCATTATAAAGGGCAAGAGGTTATGAGCAAGAAGTGGACAGAAGGGTATCCTCGTGACAATGCGATAACAGATTACAAGCAGTTCAATCAAGGCTACAACACGATGAAGGGTAGCTTGAATGGTGGCATAGACCGTACAATGACTCCTGTAAATCAGTTTGATGAAACAGAAACCAAAAATAAAGCATTTCATTATGTACAAATATTTCGTCGTGGAGACAATACAGCATTGGCTGATACTGCTATATCAGCTCCTTCTGATGATTTTCGTGGAATAACATACAATACATATGGTGGTGGATGGGTAACTGTAGATGAGTTTTCGTTGTCTGATATGAAAGATGGTATGTTGCATTGGGAGTTTTCTTTTCATTTGTACAATAACCTTTTTAATACACATCGCGGTAGTACGAAACACACATCGATTCGTTTGTTGTTTGATGGTGTTGAAGTTTGTACTGCATACAAAATGCCTTTTGCTACAGCGACATATCGCATGGTTTGTGATGTTCCGATAACTGCATCTCCCAACACGGTTACTGTACAGGCAGCTAATGTTGGTGCTGGAGCCACAGAAGATACACGATGTTTGTTTACATTGTTATCGATGCAACACATGTTTATTGGGAGATGGAGATGAGCAGAATAACAAATGCAGATCCAATCAAACGGGGCTCGGCATTGTCTTCGACCCAGCTGAACCAACAGTTTACTGAAGCCAATGCTGCGTTTCCAATGGATGGAGACAATGTACGCAATGAGGGTCTAGATCAACCAGCTTTTGATTTGAACAATGCTACTGGAAAGAGTGGTATTATATTGGTTGCAGCAGCAAAAGACAGCCAGACTACTCCGGTAACAGCGACAGCCAATGCAGCCTTAGATCCTGCTGATGCTCCTTTTACTATTCAAACATGGACTGTTGTACAACCTGTAACAACTTCTGATGTGATACGAGTATATTGGCAGTTTGATTATCAAACAGTTGCAAATGATTCTGCTCCTGTAAATACACCAGAGAACAATGGTTGTGTTTGGGCGGTATGGTTAGAATATCAAGATAGTTTTGGTAGCAGTTGGCAAGCCGTTCCTAATCAAGGTGATTTTGAACAAGGCATATCTGGCTCCCCTGGTAGTTTAACTGCATGGGGTACATATACATCACAAGGCTATGCATGTACGATTGTTCCTCATACAGTTGTATTGTATGATGCTTTATATTTACCAGCTAATAATCCGAGGGTTTTGGCTACACATGCTTCTACTGGATATGGAGATTGGATCTATTCTCCTCCATCTAATATAACTATTTATGGTTTGCGATTGCGTATTCGTGGTTTGTTAGATCAAAAATATGATGCAGTGATAGGTGATCCATCTAATGCGTGGAAGTTGTTGCTTACTTCTTCTGGTGTACAGACAAACACTGTAAGTCGAAGCGACATGTCATATTTGGTAATGAGGAAACAATGAGTATTACATTTCCCAAAACGTGGTCGACATCTGAAACAATCAATGCATCTGATGTTCGCTCTAATCTTGATGCGATGCAAAAGAAACAAGCCAAGTTATCTGCTTCTGATTTTTCTACAGGTCAGTGGATAGACACTCATCATATAATGCAAGGTCGATATGAACCAACTCCTAACATTTCTGTTAATGTGTCTGGTGTGTTTGGTGGAAAAAACAATGGTTCTTTTTTGGATAACTTATCGTATTGTTCTCGTTGGATAACAGATCGTGCAGGCGCAAGTGGGTCGAGTAAGCCGCGAGCCTACATACCTCATACAAATATTACATTTGATATACTACGTCCTTGTACATTATTTTTTCAGTGGTCTATGATACATCAGAGTTTGCTTGATGGTGATGGTACAGATGGGATGACAGAAATAAAACCGGCTATGAATAGCAAGTTTATATCAAGTGGTGTTGTTCGTCACCAAGTACATGAGCAAGCCCCTGCAGGTTTGGCTTATAATGTTTTTGTAAATGGTACATCAATGACAAATGGTTTTGTTTTGGATGATATATCTAGTCAAGTACGTGGGTATAGTATTGGTTTGGTTGCAGAGTCAACAGCTGGTATGTGTCAGAATGTATCGTGGTCGGTATCATTAGAATGTTTTTATATGTGAGGTAAAGTATGTCATTGGGTGGTTTAGAACTAGCATTGCTGTCTGGTCTTGGAGGTTCTTTAATAAAGGGCATTAGTGGAGCTTATGGTGCTGGTGGTGCAGCGGCAGACTTAAAGTTGTCAGAAGAACAAAAGCGACGATTGAAAGAGCTAGAGCGAATGGAAGCCGAGGATGCGTTTGGTATGTCAACCGCAGATAGAGATGTATATTCTACTCGTGTGATGTCTCCGGTACAAACGGCAGAGCGAGAAGCGTTGGCACGTTTTGGTGCAAGTCAAGCGGTTGGAGACATTGGTCAAGGTGCAGCCTTTCGTCAGCAGCAAGCATTGAAGCAGACAGGAGAAGCGGCTAGAGCAGAAGCCCAAAGAGCGGTTGCTGAAAAGGAAGGTGTAGTAGCCCAAGCCCAACAACAACAACTTGAACAGTTGCGCCAACAAGAACTACAGCGCAAAGCAATGGAGCGCCAGGCTGTGATGTCTTTGCTGGGTGCTGCCGGAGAAGGGGTATCACAAGCTGGTGGTGTTGCTGCCAAGATGAAGTTTGCAGAAGAACAGTATGCATTGATTAAACCTTCTGCTGAAGATGCACAGGTTGTCGGTGCTGCAGCAAATGTTTTATTTCCTAAAGACACATTGGCTGGTGTTAATATGTCTGGCTCACAAGGACTAGGAACGAATGGTGTTGATAGTGTTGATGCTATGATGGGTATTGATCTTTCGAATAATCCTTTGTATGAAGAAAATCTAAAAGCTCTTTTGGAAAGGTTGTTGGGCAATACGGAAGATGTAGAAGATGTTACAGGTCAATATGACATATCACAAAGAGCTTTAGACGTAAGGAATATGGGGTATAAGTAATGTCGTATCAAGCAGCAAATGAGATTGTCACTATGTATATGCAATCAAACGCCACTCGTATAAACAATGCGATGGAGTCTGCATACAAAGAAGCATTGACGCAATATCAATCAGAACAAGAAGCACGTAAGGCAGCATTGTCTGTGTTGAAGTTGGAACAAAAGTCTTATGATGACTATCTGAAAATCTTGGCCAGAAACATGAAGGAGTTACGCTCTGGCAATATTAACATGGCAAAGAAACGTCAACAGATTCAGGAGCTTAATCGTGCTAACACATTCAAAACGAATGAAAAAAATAGACTAGAGAGAGAAAGGGTAGATGAATACAATAGACTAGAAAGACAAAAAGTAGCTGAAAAAAATCTTTATATTGACTACAGAGATTCAATCGAAAGATTAAAAGCAGAAGCCTCTCAAAAAGAGGAAAAACAAAGACTTGAAAAAGCAAAAGCTGCAGCAGAAGATGGTTTGGATAAGTTAGAAATGAACGCTGGTAGACATGCAGATGGGGTTGTAAAAACATCATTAGCTGGTTCTATATCTACAGGTATTGGTAAGTTAAAAAATGTGTTTTCTAGACTAGAT